TGCGCGAATCCAGTTCGTTATAGTAGTCGTCTGAGGTTGGATCGTAACCTTCAGTTTCCACCAAATCTGCATGGATTGCATATGCTGTAGCTGTCATAGCACGGTCATTACCGAACCACTCGTTTTTTTCAGCCCAAGTTTGAGCCTTTGCATCAGGACGTGGAGCCTGTTGCTGACGAGGTTCCTCATACCGAGGACGACTGCGTTCCGTTTCTTCCTGTTCACGACGGACCTTCGTTACACGAAGGCGTTCGTTTTCAACAGCAAGAGCAGCAAGTTTTGCTTGTGCTTCAATCTGGGTATCAACATCCCCAGAATCAATTGCCTGACGCAGATTATCCTTTGCCAGCTTCTCTTCTGTCTTCAACCGGCTGTCAAACTCATTGACAAGGGTCCGATCCAGAACCTGAGTGTGGTGTTTAGCGGTATCAAGTTCCCGCTTCAGGCCCTGAGCAAAGTCCAAAGCAGCCTGTTCGCGCCGTTCAGCCTCACGAATCCGGTATGTCAGCTTATCAATGCGTCTTTTGACAGATTCTGAATGCTCTTCGAGGTCTTTTTCTTTTTCAGGCGATTTTTCATCCGCCTGATTTTCTTTTTTGACAGAAACTTCCTTTTCACCAGAGGATTCTGTATTTTCGATTTCAATTTCGATTGAACCGTCATCGTCAACTTGGGTCTCATCAACCATTGCAATATCCTATTGCTGCGCTATCAGACATTCATAACGTCTGCTGGGTTAGCGATTGTACCAATGACCTCATCATCATTGATAATACGGACTTCTCCGCCTTCAATCCTGAAGCGGGCACCGGCGTACCGACCGATCATCACCCACTGACCCTTTTGACACCAAGGACCGGCAGGAAACTTTTCTTTGTCAGAATACGCATCGGGACCAACTGCAAGAACATAAGCAACAACCGTTGCCAATGTCTGACGCTCGACAAATTCATCTGCAAGAAGAACTCCGCCCTTGGTTTTGCCAGCCCCACGGTAAGGGAGAACAAGCAACCGCCAACCTACAGGCTGTGGCAAACGGTCCAAGGCACTTTTGGGAAGTTTTTCAGGGTCGAGAAACAGTTCTTCAGCCGCAACATAAGCATTTGCGATCTGGCCTTTATCTTCTTTTGGAATTTCAGCAGTAGGTTCTGGTTTAGTTTTCTTAAGTTTTTCAGCGACGTGCGTAGGAAGAATGAGATTACTCATCTTGTTCTGGTTCCTGTTTCAGCAGAGTGCGAAGTTCACTTTCGATTTCGTTCCATACTTCAAGCTTCCCTCGAAGGTGTCTAAAAGCAGCGATGTCGTTGACTGCGCCCTCTGTTAACGCTTCAACGACCACGGCCCGCCGCTCTCTAATTGTCTTAAACAGTTTTTCAGCAATGTAAATATCTGACATGTCAGTTTTTACTTTTAATTTCTGACAATGCGTCAGTTTTTGCCTTAGACCCAGCAGAACTGCCATAATAAAAGTTGACAATGCCTGTCCACGCCGTTCCAAGCGCACCCAACATCATCAACAAAGCCTCAGTTCCTGTGGGTGGCATCCCTTTTGTCAGCATCCAAATCAAGATGCCAAAGAATCCAACGGTAATAAGGATGGCAAGAACCCGTGGAATCCAATCATTCGTGTGAATCTGCATGTTACGAGCAGAATCACGGTCCTGAGAGGCTATTCTCTCAAGATCAATGTCCAGTTCCTTCATTTTTGCTTTGAAATCAGCGTCGATTTTCTTGACCGCTGCCAGTTGATCTGGTGTTGCGTTCAGCAAAGCGGACTGAATTTCGTCGTCTGGCGCATCTTGATGCCCGAAGAGCGCGTTCGACAGGGCTTTCGTAGCCATTCCGGCTACGGGACCACCAATAGCTGTCGCAATCGTAGGTGCGACTTGGGCCAAAAGGCCACCGATTGCTTTCATATCCATTCACATTACCCCCTTATAGGAAAAAAACTCCGATAAAGCCCATGACAGCAACAAGGCCAAGAACAATCATCGTAATGACAGCAGCATCACAAAGTTCATCAATCTTCTCAGCCCTAGCTTTTTCCGCCATGTGCTTTTCCCGCTCAATTTCCTTACGAATGTTAATCACTTCACGCTGAACCTGATCCCAAGCAGCCAGACCAAACTGACCAACAAACATATTTTTGGCTTTTGCTGCTAAGTCTTGGGCCTCGGCCTTAGCCGTGTACCGTTCAATGGCAATTTGTTCAGCGGATTTGTTAGAAAACAAGGATTTACGCGGTGGTTCTGCAGCAATCTGTGTCAGCTTTGCAAGGCTACCCCACAAATCAGACAAGTCTTTGGCTACATGTTGAATCTCTTTACCCGCAGCAATGCCCGCTTTCAAACCAGAGAAAGCTGTTTGGGCAAGAGCTAGTACAGTTAAAGGGTCCATGTCACTTCTTCTTTGCAGCCCGCATATTGTCTACAAGATTTGGATATGGACGACCCGCTGCCTTAGCCGCAGCTTTAGCAGAAGCCTTCTGGCTAGAAGACAAGGCTTTTGATTTGCCCAAGCCCTTGGGGCGAGGCTTATCCCAAACTTGTTTTTTCATTTGCCCTTGTTCCTTTTGCTAATCGCAGCGGCCTTTGCCTTGGCATCCGCCTTAGACGAAGCCCCCCAAACCTTCAGCGACTTCAAAAGGCGAGTAGGTTGCCCCTTCTCATCATGCTCAGGACCCGGCATGTTACCCATCCGAGCCAAGAAACTGGCGCGACGTGGGTTATCCCCCTTTAATACAGGGGGTTTCAGGTTGTGACCTTGGGCTTTTGCAGAAGCCCTACCCTTTGCGTTAAGCCCGCCCTTTGGGTTTTTACCCTCCGAGCGCGTCCAAGCTGGTGTCTTAGCCATATTGTTAACGCACAAGATACTTGATTGGACGCATCATCAGGCCAAAGCCACGGGCTTCCTGACGACCTTTTGGCGCAGCTTCAATCGCAACAGGCTCTTCCTGTGGATATGGAATCGAACCTTGGTTCACAATGTCCAAGGACCGTGTAACAGGGACATCACCCTGCTTGGCGCGTTTAATAGGGGACTGGGAACGCATCGAGTATTCCTTGGTTTGTGTTTGACAGATTTGGATACTTGGGAATTAGGGGGAACTGTAACGCATAATTGTTGGAAAATGAAGCCCCTTGCGGTGCTATCGCAGCAATGCCAGAACTGACAGGTTTCGTATAATAGTTAGCATAGGTGCTGTCAGTTGCAGGGGAAGGGGTTGCCTTCTTTGTCAGATCATATGCAACGAAAGGACTAGAGGCATTCGAAGTGGTGGTGGAACCCGTAGATGTTCCAGAGGCCGTGGTCGTTGGAGTAAGATCACCGATCCCGCCACTGCCGTTGCCGCCCGAAGGTCCTTGGTCCGAGGTACTTGGACCAAGGCCAGAAGGACCAGAGGTACTCGGACCACTGCTGGAGGATACCGTGTTTCCGTACCCGGACCCCGTTCCAATGGCAGAGGACACCGCTCCACCGACCGTTGGACCACCCAATAGACCAGAGATCGAATTAGCAAGGCCCAACGGGCCACCAAACACACCAACCGCAGCATTAGTTACAGCAGATACAGGGTTGTTGACGATACCAGACATGAAGTCGTCAACCATACTAAGACCAGTGACACTGACCCCCGGACCTTTGGTCGTGCTGCTATTAGCCGTTGGATTGGTGGTACTGGGGGAAATGTCCGTAGCTTTACCAGTTGTTGAATTGGATGCAGCGGTGGAAGAAGATTTAGAACTGGAAGATGGCGCAGCAGCAGGGGTAGAGGTGGGAGCGGCTTGAGCAGCCATAGCAGCGGCTACCGCAGCATTAACATCGGCCAAAGCCTGTTGAGTGGCTTTATCTGCATCCAACGCTTCTTGAGCATCTCTGGATGCTTTTGCCTCAGAAAGTGAAGCTGGTGAATTTGCTTTAGCTTCCGCAGCTTTGTCTGCTGCTGCTTTATCTGCATCCATAGCCGATACATCATTGGCATTTGCTTGGGATTGAGCGGCAGCATTTTGGTTTGCTGTTGAAGTAGCAGCCTGTGAACCCAAGTTACCAATGTCAGATAACTCGGCAGCAGCCATGGCAGAATTGGCAGCATTTTGCGCGTCAAAACCCGGAGCTTTGTCTGGGGTGTTGCTACTAAAAGAAGAAGTAGGAGAAAGGTCATTTGCTACCGACATTTCATTCGTAGTAGCGGTTGCTTTATCGTTCGTGGCGGTTTCTGTGGAAGTAGCTTTATCGTTCGTTGTAGAAGAGGCGGATGTAGATGTATCACTGACACCCATACCAAGACCACCGGGAGCATCTGGTCCAGCTTGTTGACCTTGACCGCTAACATCTGGATTTGTGCCAACACCACTATTAACCCCTTCACCAGAGCTATTGGCCTCTCCATTGGAACCGTTATCACCACCATCACGGGGGATGTTGCAAAGAAGGAGTTTTTGCCAACCAAACATCATCATAGTGGGACCCCTGAGAACCGAATATTGTTGCCATAGTTGCGGCGGAAATTTATCTTATGGCCTTTATAACCCTTAGCATATA